CGCCAGGCTCTCGAGGAGGGACCCAAGACCAGCGCCGCGTTGTACGAGACGACCCAGCAGATCGAGAAGGAAGGCAGCGAGGAAGACAAGCTGTACCAGCACTGGATCTACCACGGCGAGCTGAAGAAGGAAGACCTCGAGATCGCAGCGGTGGACGTGCCTGAGGACTCCCTCGAGGTCGTCTCCGGATGCGTCGAGATGATCAACGACATCGTGGTCCGGGCCTACATCAGCCCCCTGGACAGCGGAGAGATCCCTTACGACTTCTACCCCTGGGAGAAGGTGCAGGGCTCCTGCCGCGGGTACGGCATGCCCTACCTGATGCGAGCCGAGCAGAGCGTGACCAACGCCTCCTGGCGCCAGATGATGGACAACAGCGGCCTGACCGCAGGTCCTCAAATCATCGTCGACAAGAGGGCCATCAGGCCGGCGGACGGGCAGTGGACGCTCCGCCCGTTCAAGTTCTGGGACAAGCTGGACGACAGTGTCGACCCGCGCCAGGCGTTCGTAGCGGTGGAGTTCAACAGCCACCAGCCCGAGCTGGCCGGGATCATCGAGCTGGCTGAGAAGCTGGGTGACCAGGGCAGCGGCCAGCCCATGCTGATGACCGGCGAGAAGGGCTCCGCGCCCGACACCGTCGGCGGCATGCAGATGCTGATGAACAACGCCAACGTCGTGCTCCGGCGCCTGGTGAAGCAGTTCGACGACTACGTGACCAAGAAGCACATCCGTCGGTACTACGACTACAACATGGCGTACTCGTCGAAGGACGACATCAAGGGCGACTTCCAGATCGACGCCCGCGGTTCGAGCGCTCTGCTGGTGCGGGACATCCAGAACCAGGCCTACCTGCAGCTGCTGGCAGCCGCGGCCAACCCGATCTACACCCCGCTGATCGACCCGAAGAAGCTGTTCGAGAAGGCGCTGCAGGCCCAGCACATCGACCCTCGGGACATCATGCTGCCCGACGACCAGATCAAGGCCAACCAGCAGGCCGCGTCCCAGCATCAGGACCCGAAGATCATGGCCGCCCAGATCAACGCAGAGGCCAGGCTCAAGGAAGCGAGCGCAGTGGCCCAGGCCCGCGCTCAGGAGACCGCGGTGCTGCGAGACAGCGAGGTCGAGGACCGCCGCCTGCGCATGCTGCACCTCCAGCTGCAGCACGACCTGGAGATCATGAAGATCGCCAACGCCAAGCAGATCAGCATCGACCAGGTCAAGGCGATGCTGGCACAGACCGCGATCCACGATCGCACCAAGAAAGAACTTGCCGCCAGCGAGATGTTGTTCAAGCAGAACGAATCTCCCGACGGCAAGGGCATCTAACTCGAACTAGGAGGACAGCATGGCTGTCATCGCAGTAACCATCGACAGGAACGTCTCGAACAACAACGGCGTCGTCGCGTTCACCTGGACCCCGTTGACCTTCACCGGCCTGGACTCAGGCGCGGCAGTTCGATTCGCGGACTACTCGGACAAGACGTTCCAGGTACTCGGAACTTTTGGCGCTTCTGGAGCCATCGTTTTCGAGGGCAGCAACGACGGCACCAACTGGGCCACGTTGTCGAACAGACAGGGTTCGGTGACTGCAGTCACCGCAGCCGGCTTGTTCACTTCGCAGGACCGAGCAATCTGGGTACGCCCGCGGGTCACCGCAGGCGACGCCACGACCAGCTTGACGGTGGTCTGCGCCGCGCACCGCACCGACCTGTCCGGTCCGGGCTAATGACCACAGTCGCAGCCGACGCCCGCAAGGGCGTCATGGTCGCGGACACGATGGTCTCCGACGGCGACGTCAAGTCCAAGATGACCAAGATCATCAGGCACGGGGACGAGCTGATCGGGGTGGCTGGCGAGCTGTGCCAGGTCGAGCCCTGGCTGAAGTGGTACCGGTCGGGCATGCGGGGCCGAAAACCTCGGAGCGGCACTTTCTCCGCGCTGGTTCTGGGCCCTTCAGGCCTTGCCCATTACGAGGGCACCGACAAGACGACGGTCGAGCAGGAGTTCTTCGCCATCGGTTCCGGGGGTAAGGCCGCCCTGGCCCTAATGCATGCCGGCCACTCTTGCCAGGAATCTGTCGAGGTGACCTGCCTGGTCGACGCGAACAGTTCGCTCCCGGTGCAGGTCGAGTACCTGTCCGGCGTTTGCCAAGACAGTCACCCTGTCACACAGTGACCGAGTTTTCAGCCGGTCACCGCCGGCAAAGCGAACCCACCAGTGAACGAGATTCAGAACCTTGGATGGTCCCGCGTCAAGCACTGGGCCGATGAGGAGTTGAAGAGCTTGAGATCCAAGCTCGAAGCTCCCGTCCGGTCCCACGAGGAGACACAGGTCATTCGAGGGGAGATCCGAGCGCTGAAGCGGTTGATTGACCTGCCTGTCGAACTGGCAGCTCAACGGCCACAAATCGCACCCCCGGGCTGGCCCGGCGGTGACGCAGCTTAACGCAAGGAAGACGAAAGATGAGCGAAGCCATCACGGCCGCGGACTGGGACGCAGTCACCGAGGAACGCAAGCAGGACTTGGAGTCGCCGGAGCAGAAAGCTCCGCCGGCGGAACGAGTCGAGCAGCAGCCCCTCGAAGCGAAACAGCCAGAAGCCGAGGTCTTCGCCAGCCTCAGCCCCGAGGTCCAGGCCAAGCTGAGCAAGTTCGACGAGATGGCGGCATTCATGCCCCAACTGGTCAACGAGCTTCGCGAGGCCAAGGGCCGCATCGGTGCGCTGCAGTCGCAGTGGGACAAGACCCGACAGAACGTCGAGCAACCGTCCCAGCGGCAAGTTGCCGCAGCGGCCCAGAACCCCGATCGGTGGGAGGCACTGAAGAAGGACTTCCCGGAATGGGGCGATGCCATTTCCGAGTTCGTCGAGACCCGACTTGGTTCTCTGACCGCCGCGCCGACAGGCCCGACGTCCGAGCAAATCGAGCAGCTGGTCGCACAACGAACCGAAGCGGCAACGACCGATCTGAGGAAGACGCTCAACGAAAGCCTGGTCACGGTCAAGCACCCGACCTGGCGCAAGGAAGTGAACACGCAGGCGTTTGGGGATTGGTTCCAAACGCAGCCGGGAGACATCCAGGCACTGGCTTCAAGCCCGGACGGATTCGATGCGATTCGCATGCTGGATCTCTACACCGAGCACAAGGCCAGGCCCGTCAAGGACGTGAAGGACCAGCGCCAGCAGCGGCTCGCTGCGGCAGCTTCCTCGTCCAAGCCGGGCACAGGTGGCGGCAGCGTCTCCAAGACTTTCGAGGAGATGACTGGCGTCGAACAGTGGGAATACCTGGCACGAGAGCGAGAGAAGCGCTCGGCCTAAGAGGACAGCCAAGCTGTCCTAACAAAGGAACAGATCATGTCGATTCAAGGCTACAGCACCGCGGTATCGCGAAACCTGATCCGCGCGGCTCAGGACATGCTGGCTCACGCCCAGCCCGTCACCGTTCTGGGCGACTTCGGGACCATCCGCGAGATGCCGAAGAACGCCACGGACACCCTGGTGTACCGGCGCACTCTGCCGTTCTCGGCCAGCGCCACCTCGGCTGCGGTCGGAAGCGAAGCCGTGGCGAACACCCGGTACGTCGGTACCCCGCAGATCACCGCCAGCAACTTCGTGCTGGGTGAAGGCGCCACTCCCAACGCCAACACGATCACCTTCCAGGACATCACCGTCACGCTGCAGCAGTACGGCCTGCTCTTCAAGTACAGCTCCAAGGTCGAGCTGATCTACGAAGACGACATCCCGGGCGAGATGGTCAAGCTGACCGGCGAGACCCTGGCTGAAGTGCTGGAGCTGGTTCGGTACGGCGTCCTGAAGGCCGGCAGCACGGTGGTCTACACCAACGGTTCGAGCCGGGCCTCGGTGAACAGCATCATCACGCTGAACGCCCTGCGCAAGACGGCCCGCACGCTGGAGAGCAACCGGGCCAAGCGTGTGACCTCGCGCCTGGCCCCGGGCGTGAACTTCGGCACCCGCGCGGTCCAGCCGGCGTTCATCGTGTTCCACCACACGGACGCGGTAGCCGACATCCGCAACCTGCCCGGCTTCACCCGAGTCGAGGAGTACGGCAGCTTCAAGCCGATCCACGACAACGAGATCGGCGCCTGCGAGGACTTCCGCTTCATCAAGTCGCCGCTGCTGAACGCCTTCTCGGCTTCGGGCTCGGCCACGCTGAACGGCTGCCTGTCCGCAGCCGGGGCCGCGGTGGACGTGTACCCGTACCTGGTGATCGGTGACGACGCCTGGGGCCAGGTCGCGCTGAAGGGCTACTCGGCTGTCAAGCCGACCGTCCTGAAGAGCACGGACATCAACCACGCCAACCCGCTCGGCCAGTTCGGCTACGTCGGCGCGAGCACCTGGTTCGCGGCCGTGCGGCTGAACGAAGCCTGGATGGCCCGCATCGAAGCTGGTGTCTCGGCCCTGTGATGAATAAGTTCGTGCCCTGAGTTCGCTCAGGGTGCGAACAACTACAAGGAATTCATCCACATGGAAAAGATCAAACAGTACCTCCTCGCGGGCTTCGTCGCTTCGAACTTCAGCGAGACGCTTCTGCGCGCGTTCAACGACCTGTTCTCGCGCCAGGCGCTGAACAGCGGCACGTTGGCCGCGGGCACCACGACCACCAAGCTGAAGATCACCAACCAGATCACCACGCTGATCAACGGTGTTCCGATCATCGTGTCGGCCTCGGACGGAGCCACGAACTTTGTGGAAACGAACGCGACGACGTTGCCGGTCTACAGCCTGACGGCCACACAGATCGGCGGCTACGTGTTCACCGTGGACAACTCCGGCGCCTTGCACGCGTTCACGATCTCGCCCTCGGCGACTCTGACTTCGGCGCCTTCGTTCCCGCTGATCCCGACCACCCATGCCGTCTTCGGCCTGGCTCTGGTCAACACGGCGAACGCGGCCACATTCACTGCAGGCACCACGGCGCTCTCCGCGACGAACGTCCAGCTGGTGAACGTCGTCGGCCCGTTCTACCCCACGAACATCTTCTGAAGGAAGAAAGCAATGTCTCTCAATCTCGAAGGGGGCTCGTCCCTCACTACAGTTCTGGCGGTGGCCACGAACGGTGCCGCGCTGACCCTCACCTCGGGCTCGGTCAAGACCTATTCGACCAGCGCCTTTGGCTACGCGTTGAACGGTGACGCCTGGTCCAACGCCGCGGTCAGCGCCACGGCGGCCCCGACCCTGGACGGGAACACCGGCCTGGCCTTTGTCGCGCAAGCCGCCGGCACCGCGGCCGCGTACGTGTGGGCGATCGACGCTTCGCAGGTCATCAAGGTTTTCAAGGGCCCGACGGTCTCCTGGACCGACGCCACTGCCAGCTCGACGGCTTGCCCGCTGCCGGCTATCCCCGGCAACGTGACCCCGTTCGCCGTGCACACGATCCAGAACAGCGCGACCACCGGCAGCTCCTGGACGTTCGGTGTCGGCCTGTGGAACGCCACCGGCATCACGACCCCAGTCGTCAAGCAGCTGGCCCAGCTGCGCAATACCCCGCTGCTGACCGTCTGATCAAGTAGGTCAGGCACGACGCCCCGCCGCCTTCACCGGGGCGGGGCGTTTCTACATCACCGTTTCCCACACCACCAAGGACCAATCACATGGCCAAGCAATCCATCGTCGTCGAGGGCCTCCAAGCCAAGGGAGCCATTCACATCGACGACCAGCCCGACGTCCAAACCGTCGCCGAGTCGGACCTGTCGCGAGTCGCAGGCGAAGAGTCGTTCATGCACGAGGACCTCAAGATCCTGGTGCACTCGACCACAGACGCCAACGGGAGCCCCTACGTTCGCCTGAACGTCGGAGGCGACGCGGTCAATGTGTTCCGCGAGTACCCGACCTACGTGAAGCGCAAGCACATCGAAGTGCTGGCGCGAATGAAGGAAACGCGCATCTCCCAGGACATGACGCCCAACGCCCAGGGCGAGATCACGATGGCCTCGCTGCGCGGCCACACCGGCCTGGCCTACCCCTTCTCGGTGCTCGAGGACAAGAACCCCAAGGGCGGCGCCTGGCTGGCCAACATCCTCGCAGAGCGGGGCTGAGGTAGCGGATGAGCACCTTCCTGGAGCTGGTCAACCTCGCCCGATCGGAAGCCGGTGTCGCCGGCAGCGATCTGACGACGCTGACCGGCACTCTGAACCAGGAGTCCACCCGGTTCAAGAACTGGGTGTTGTACGAGTGGAAGCGGCTCCAGGCCAGGCATCCCGACTGGCAGTTCCTGAGAACGAGCTTCCAGTTCAACACCGTCGCGAGCCAGGCTTCGTACACGCCCGTGCAAGCCCAGGCGACGACCGACGGCACCTCGTCCACGGCCTCGATCCTGGCTGATTGGAAGCTCGACAGTTTCCGCATCTCGACAAGCGGGACGAGCTTCGCGGATGAAGTGCTGCTGGGCTTCATGACTTGGGAGCAATACCGCAATCTGTACCAGTACGGGTACATGCGCTCGGCCCGGAGCCGTCCCGTCGTCTTCACCCAAGACCCCACGAAGAACATCTATCTGGGCATCACCCCGGACAGCATCTACACGGTCAACGGTGAGTTCTACCGCACTCCCCAGATCCTCTCCGCGGACACAGATGTGCCGCTGATGCCGGCCAAGTACCACGACCTGATCGCGTTCAAGGCGCTCAGGGCCTACGGCATTTTCATGAGCGCCCCCGAAGTCATCGGACGGGCGGATGAAAACATCTCTGTGCTGTACCCGACGCTCTGCAGCGACCAGTTGCCGACCATGATGAGCGGCGCGCCCCTGGCTTGATATGACCCCGAT